TGAGTTGCCTTGAATCCAACCTGACCTGTTGCAGCGTATAGCTCGTTCAGCCTCTGGAAGGACCTACCCTGCCTGTCAGCAACCCAATAGTATCCGAAATCACCAAAGGCTATGGTCTTAGCAGTTGATGCTATGGTTGGTACATAGGCTGAAGTCTTAACTGGCCTATTTAGGATTGTATCAGGAGTTCCAGCAGCTAGTGATGGCTGCCAGATATATTGTCCGTTGCCATCTTTCAATTTTCTTATGACCTTAACAGTCGCATCATTGGTGACAAAAACTGCATTTTTTCTGTACGGCGATTTAAGACTATACATCAGGTCTATTACCTCGTCTGCAGTAATAGCCGTTGCTGCCGCAGCAGTTACACCAAGTGTCGCTCCACCTGTTGCATTGAATATTCCTGTTGGCTTTCCTGAACCATCACCTATGAAGAAGGCTTCCTCTTCCTTTGCTCCTATCCTTCTTGCAAATTCCTTTGCTATGTATGCCTCAAGGTTGAATACACTGTCATTCAGCAGTTCCTCCGAAACCTTGATCATTGTAGATAGTTTATAAGCCCCGATTGATACCAGTCCAAAAACATCATCTGATTCAGGAATTGGTGCTTCCTCTTCAACCCATGAAGCTGTGCCCTTCGACGCGACAATTGGAATTTTCTTGTCACCTGAAGATGTGTTTATGATCTTCGCAAGGCTTCTGAACAGATTCTCCTCTTCAAGTGCCTGTATAAGGACCTTTTCAAACTCGTCAGGTGCAAGATAACCACCTTCGCTGTCAGTGCCTATCTGCAGCGCATTCTGGACATCAAAGCTGTTCTTGCTTCTCAAAGCCTTCCAGAAAGCAGTCTTGTACTCATCAGTTGCTCTGCCAGTTTTCATCTCCATTCCACCATTTGGCTTCATAGTTATGGGGGTATTGACCGCCTTAGAAAGCTCAAGGTCAAGTGCCTGCTGCCTTTCAAGTCTATCAATCTCCTTTCCAAGGTTAACAACATCAGCTTCCATCTTATCGTAGGTTGCAGTGTCTTCTGCTGAGATTAATCCGTCATTTCCTCTCTTTGCATCAAGGAATGACTTTGCCGCATCCCATGCTTTTGCTCTTTTCTCTCTTAGTTCCAATATCTTATTCATTCATTTCCTCCTAATATTTCAAGAGACTTAGTCTCTTATCGAGTTCACTTATTGCAGTTTTCTTTTCCTTTTCCTTCTCTGGAAACTTCTCCTTCAAGGAGTTTAATACAGTCATCTTGCTGAATACAGCACCTTCAATGGCATGTGCCTCTTCCTTTCCATTCTCAAACATGACCTCATCTGCAAAGCCAAGCTCCACAGCCTTCTTTGCATTGAACCAGCTCTCAGCATCCATGAAGTGAGATAGCTTGGTTCTTGATATCCCTGTCTTAAGCTCGTAAGCATTGATTATGCTTTCCTTAACCTCACCCAGCATTGCTATAGCCTTCTCCATTTCTACAGCGTCACCAAACGCCATAGTCATGGGATTATGGATCATGAGCATTGAGACCGGGGACATCATTACCTTTGATCCAGCCATTGCAATGACTGAGGCTGCGCTTGCTGCTAGGCCGTCAATCTTTACTGTTACACTTCCCGGATACTCCTTCAGCATGTTGTATATCTGGCTGGCAGCAAATACGTCGCCACCTGGAGAGTTGATCCATATGGTTATGTCACCACCTCCATTCATCAGTTCAGACTTGAACATCTTTGGAGTTACTTCATCTCCGTACCAGGTTTCATTCGCTATGGCGCCATCAAGGTACAAGGTGCGTCCTTCATCGCTTTCCACCCAGTTCCAAAACTTTTTTAGTTTCATTTTCTTTCTCACCTCCTTCTACAGTTGTCCCTGGTAATGCACTCACACTTGCCATATCCATCATTGCAGCGTTTACCATGTACTTGTTACCTCCAAGCTCCTCCGGGATCAGGTTCATCTCCTCAAGCTCCCTTATGTCATTAGCTGACATTATTCCATTCTGTCTCATGGTCTGATAGAAACTTGCCCTTGAAGCAGCATCACCTCGAAGCCTTCCGTTTAGGTTGAACTTAACGAAGTACTTCTTTTTGTCGTCATATGAAAACAAGGCCTTTTGCATGGATTGCTCAAGCCTTGATACCCAGGGGATTATTGTGTTGTCTATGAAGCTTATCGACTGATTTTCGATATTCGAGAATGTCGCCCTATCAAGTGATGCCACAAGATGTGGAGGTACCCGGAATATCCTGCATATCTCCTCTGTCTGAAATTTTCTTGTCTCCAGGAATTGTGCCTGCTCAGGTGGTATCCCAATGCTCTGGAACTTCATTCCTTCCTCAAGAACTGCTACTCTATGAGCATTACTGCTGCCTTGATAGACTGCATTCCAGCTGTCCCTCACTCTCTTAGGATCCTTAACTACGCCCGGATGCTCAAGGACTCCTCCTGGATTAGCTCCATTGGCGAAGAATGTAGCTCCATACTCTTCAGTCGCTATTGCCATACCCACAGCATTCTTTGCCATAGCGATTGGTGAATACCCAACCAAGCCGTCAAAGCCAAGCCCAGGAATGTGCAGCACGTCCTCGCGTCTGAGTTTGATTGAACCAGATTCATTCCTATATTCATAAATTAGGTCTCCATTGGAGTTTCTGTCTACAACTATTCTGTCAGGAAGTAGCGGATACAGCGAAAGCACATTTCCTCTACCATCTCTAATGATCTGAGCATAGGCATTCCCCCAAAGTAAAAGATGACTCATCAGTGTTTCTCTAAACACAAATGAAGTCATCTCAGGATTCGGTTCATCATGTAGAATCCGGTATAGCCTGTGATCCAGTGCTTTCTCCTTGCCATTTGATGTGTGCTCATATACATGAAGCGGCAAGCTAGCTATAGTCTCTGCAAGGATCCTAACACATGCGTAAACCGCAGTTGTCTGCATTGCTGTCCTCTCGTTTACTGTCTTACCACTGTTTGTACTCCCAAAGAAGAAGCTATAATTGCTGCCATAGTATGTATTCGCGATCGGCTTATCTCTTGACCTGAATAGCCTTCCAAGTATAGGTATCTGCATTTTCTACCTCCTCCAACTAATTCTGTGCAAACAAAAAGCACCTCTTTCGAAGTGCTTATCATGTATTATCGAATCGACAAGAGATCGAGTTGACCTAAATTTGAAATAGGTATTACTCGAATGCTAGGTAAAAACTTATTACTAACATAATCGTATTTACCCATAATTGCCTTTTCATTATCATTAATTATAAGCAGATAGTCATTTGAAGAATAGTATCTGGTCTTATTTACTGCATCTCTATAACCATATGAATAGGCCAAATAACTGAATATTGATAATATCATAACAACTAGTAGGCTGACACCTAAATGCCTCGGTATAAATCTACTGAATTTATTCGAGCTTTCATCAACCTTCATTTTACTATTTTTCAACAAATATATTTTTGAGAATTTATTTGTTAATCCTTTTGTATTTCTAAATTTGACTAGTGGCACAAATATTCGTTCAACCCAAATTATGGATAATGAACCAATTAGAACCAATGTACTAATATTTATTAATTTCGGATCAGCAATAGCATTATATAAGACTATATAAAGTACTGCAATAAAAAGCGAATCGCGTACTGGTGCATACCAATATTTATTTTTAGGAACTGGTATGCAAGATAAGAGCCCCACAATCATAAGCATCAGTATCGTACTTTGAGTGAAACATCTGAAAACAAAATTGAAAATAAGTGTGAGTGATATCGAAATCAAAAGTGGACTAATTGAGTAGTAACTTAAAAAGCCAACGTAATACGAAAACGAAAGTATGTATCCAATAAATATTACAACAGCTGCCAGACTTCCGCCTTTTATAATATTCTCCCATAATTTATTCAAATGGCCACCTCAAACATACTCAAACATTATTTTTAAAGTATTCTTCAAATATTTTATAAATATTTGAAAGAATAAGAATTAGATTTAATATAAATGTGAACAAAAGAAAATATATAGTGTAAATTAGCCATATCCTATTTAAAAATGAAATGAATATAAACAATATAATCAACAATATGCATGATATAAATATATTGTACATAATTGCATAATAAGTCTCTCTTATTACGTTAAAAATGATTTGATTTCTTGATTCCGCATTCTTTTGATTCGTTGCAATTTCTTTTCCCTTATCAAATAAAAGAGCTAACATTGTAAATAACATTGTTGTTAAAATAGATAGGACAACAGCAATCATGTTTACTATTTCATTATTGAGACATGTATTTGCGCTTGCCAACCAAGATAGTGATCCGGGTATCAAAACTGCAAACATAACAAAGTAACAATAATGGAAACTACCTTTCGAATTAAAGATACCAATATGATTTTTTACATAGCCTTGTAATGAAAAATACTTAAAACTTACAATCACCAAAAGCAACATTGCCCCTACTAGTACAATGTAATGAATCATTTTATTTGCTCCAAATCTTTTAATATATATTCTGCAGTTGCAATCATTTCTCGTAATATGGATTCATTAGTTGGATGTCCATTTACTTTGTCAACTCTTTCAGTTATGTCTTCGGTAAACATCAAATTATCGATATTTTTCATATCAATAGTTTTTTTGCTCGTACCAACATTAAATTCAATTTTTATATCATCATAGTTTTTTGCAAATCCTTCGATTTCTCCAAAATCTGATACACGTTTTCCCGGATTAATTAAGTTTAAGAATTTCTCTTTTGTTGAAGCTAACAAAAAAACGCCATGAAATATTTGTTCTTTGTATCTACTAGTGATTCCATTATTAATGTTCATTTTGTCTCTGTCGTCTTCTGGCACATTATATGATATAAACCTAATTTTGTTGATTGCGTAATTTTCAAACAACGTCTGAACGTATTTCCTAGGAGCTAAAGGAGCGATATTGATACTATATTTTAAAAGTTTTTTTGCAATATATGCTTTGAGATATTTTTCTAGCGCAGTCTTTATCCCAAGGTTGCTTATGTTTTGGACAATTATGTAAGCTCTTGATGTATTTATTCGTGGTCGAATGATTAATACAGAGAAAGGTAGAACAGGAGCTTCACCAGGCTTAATTGTGTAAACCACCTCAGATGTTGTTGGATCAACAATATCTGAGGATACACCATACTCTCCTGACTCTACTTTTGCATAAACATAATAATATTCACTTTTTATTGATTTATCAATCATTTTATCAATTATCGAGGTTTTAAATACTTTTTCGTTCGTTTCATCATTTGCAAATCGTTCTTTGTATTCATCGAAGAAATTCATAATAATATTTTCAAAATTATTGCCATCATTCATACAATGTAAATCAATTGGTTCAACAATTCCCTCCTCTCTTAAAGATAAAGAATAAGTTGAGAGCGAAATTTTACTCATGTTAACCTCCAATATTTAGTTAACATCATAATATCTCTTATTCTTTAAGAATACAATCACTCGTTATATCCTAATATTTCAAAGTGAATGGTTGATAGTTCTACTTACCATAAAGTATGAACTCTGCATACTCCTTCTTATGTTCATCTATGAATACTGCGAGTTCATAATAACCACTGATATAGGCTTCCTTCTGGACCCCATATACGTCAAACATGTTGTACTTACCTGAATCTCTGATGTCCAAAATCTGCTCCCTAAGCTTATCCGTTAGAAGACCTGGTTCTGAATAATAGGCAGCATACCTGGCGTAGCTATACCCTTCGCTTTCAATCAGGATCCCTTCCTTAGCCTCTTCAGCCTTGATGTATATACAGTGGTAGACGCCGTTGGTATCCACATACATTGCATGTAAGTTCTGCTCGATGAAGGGATGGTCGTCCAAGAGGTTAGCTGCAAAGTTGTCATATTCAAACTGGGCAAGCTCCACAATCTCCTCGATCACAAACTGTGTGCCTTCAGAGGGCCTTGTGGCCCTCGACTTGAGCTCCGTTATATCAACCGGCTTCCTTAAGAAAACAGCCTTAGCCATTGCGCTTTCCTCCTCGGATTCCTTCGTAGTTGAAGTTACCTTTCCTAATCTCAGCATTCTCAGCCTCCACCGCCTTCTTGTAGTCCTTGTCCTTAGTCTCCTTTACCATGCACTCCATGCAGATACAGTCTGTGTTGAACATGGACATTATCCTTCCATCCTTAAGTTCCTTATGGCACCTATCGCAGCGTGTCTGAGTAAAAAACCTGTCGCTCATCTTTCTTCCTCCAACTCTTCTAAGGCACTCCTTAGTTCCTCCAGGATGTTGCTTGCATACTTCTGAGCAGTGATGTTAACCTTCTTACCAATTGTCTCCAGGTCTCCTTCAACCATCTCTATAAGTCCATTCAAGAGTTCAGCTGCTTTGCTATTCTCTACTTTGATTCCTGTTGGGTGGAGCTTTCTGAATGTACCTTCTTCAATCAGGCTCTGAAGCTCTGTCTCCCCATACATCATCACATCTTCATCCTCTTCATTGATGTTCTCAAGGATGAAGTCGCTGCCCCACTTACCTATTATCTTGCAGACTGTCTTGCCATTCTTTGCGACTAGGAAATCACCTTTTTTCATACCCAAACCCTCCTCGGTTATCTTGTTATTACATATATCACTCTAAAAGCTATATATATCAAGTTAATCTTGAGATTTATGTATTAGTTTAAAGGATGAGTATTCCTCGATCATCATATACGCTTCCCTTTATCTCGTTTCTTATGGCCCTATCCAACGCCATGATCAAGGCAACAGCTCCGTCAATCTTCTCTGTACTTTTCTCCTTGTCCGGCTTTATGTTTCCGGCTGGATCTGTCTTGACGTAAATGTTGTCCATCATCCATCTAAGTACTGGATTCCCACCGTGGGCTATCTTCTTTTCAAGCGTCAGCTTCATTAGCTCCTTTGTTGGTGGAGACATGTCCTTGTAGCCTTGACCGAAGGGAACAACAGTGAAGCCCATTCCTTCAAGGTTCTGGACCATCTGCACCGCTCCCCATCTATCAAAGGCAATCTCTTTTATGTTGTACTTTGTACCAAGCTCCTCAATGAAGTTTTCTATGTAACCATAATGGACCACATTTCCGTCTGTTGTTTTTATGAAGCCTTGCTTCTCCCATGTGTCATAAGGCACATGATCCCTTCTTACTCTGTTCTGAAGGTTATCCTCAGGGATCCAGAAATATGGTAGTATTATGTATTTCTCATCCTCTGTCCTTGGCGGAAACACCAGAACAAAGGCTGTTATGTCTATGGAACTTGAAAGGTCTAGACCAGCGAAACACTCTCTTCCTCTCAATTCTTCTGGATCCACAGCAAAGTCGCATTCATCCCAGTGGTGCATCTGCATCCACCTGACTGATTGCTTAACCCATATGCATAGCCTTAACTGCTTGAACAAGTTCTCCTCTGCAGCATTCTGCCTAGCATTCTCACAGGCAATCTTAATCTTGTCTTCCTGAACAGTGATTCCAAGGCTTGGGTTTGCTTTCTTCCAAACTTCAGGATTTGTCCAATCATCATTTTCATCTGCAGCATAGATGGTTGGATAAAATGTTGGATCAACCTTTCTCCCATCAATAATATCCATTGCCTTTTGATGTAGCTCATAACCTATGCTGTTGAAGTCATTTCCTGCAGTCGTGATTAGGAAGTTCACTGGCTGTCTCCTTGCATCAGACGCTCCGTGAAGCATGACATTCATCATCTCCCTGTTGGCAACATGAGTCTCATCAAAGAGTACCGCTGTTGGTGAGATACCGTGCTTCGAGTATGCCTCGCTTGAAAGTACCTGGTAGAAGGAGTTCATGGCCGGATACACTATTCTTTTCTGTGAAGCCACAACCTTAAGCCTTTTCTTCAATGCTGGACTTAAAGAGATCATATCTACTGCCACGTTGTAGATAAGGCTGGCCTGGGCTCTGTCTGCAGCGCAGCTATATATCTCAGCTCCTCGTTCTCCATCAGCAGTCAGCATATAGAGAGCCAGTGCAGCTCCAAGCTCAGTCTTACCTTGCTTCTTAGCAATTTCCACATAAGCAGTTGTTATTTGCCGGAATCCATTTGGCTTGATGATTCCAAATATGTTCCTGATTATTGTCTCCTGCCATGGGAGGAGCTTGAATGGCTGATTGTACCATTCACCTTTAGTGTGTCTCAGATTCTCAATGAACCTTACAGTATGGTCAGCTCTTTCAGGCATGTAGGTTGATGTTGGCAGCATGAACTTAGTTGGGACAAACAGATCGCTTTTCTTGTTAGACAGTTATCTCACCGCATTCTTTTGGAAAATTGAGAGAAGCAAACTCACCAAATAACATTGATGCTGCATTGTCCCTAACCTTAGCTGCCAGCTTAGAATCATCGAAAGTACCTATATGGTACTTCCTACCACAGAAATATATGTAAGCTTCGAAAGCATTCTTGCGCTTTGCCTTGCTTACCCCTATGTAACCCGAGGTATTTGTCTTCTTCAGACTCTGGTTGAAGCAGTTCTCTTGATGGTTACATACTCTTAGGTTGGATCTTCTGTTGTCCAGCCTGTCTCTTGAGATATGGTCCACTTCCATCCAGGATGGATATTTAAGGATCACTTTATGGATAGGCACTACCTTACCTTTTCTCTTTGTTGAAATATACCCCTTCTTCGACAGGTGCCAGCTGTGCTTTCTTACCTTATCGTAATCAACCTTATCAAAAGTAAAAGCCACACCACTTCTGGTGTAGCCTGTAATATAGGACTCTCTTTCAATGATCACACACGTCAATCTCCAGCACCTCCCTTCAGAAGTAGGAGCTCCATTGGGTCATCACTCTCCAATGGTTTGTCAGTTACGATTCTGCTCCTAGCTGACGGAGTCAGACCAAACTGCTCACAGAATCTATTCATTATCTTCAGGTAAGTCTGAGCTATGGATACCTGCGGTACCTGCTGCCAATATCCTGATGGAGTCTTTACTATGGTTCCATGCTTGGTTATGAACTCCTCAGCCTCTTTCCACCTGGCATATGCCTGACAGTATCCAGCGAAGGCAGCCATATCAACTTCAGAGAGGACTCCCATGGTCTCAAGAAGCTTTCCAGTCCTTCTCCATTCCTTCTTGGCTTCAGCATCAAGCCACACAGGACACTTGGGCATCTTCTTATCTGGCTTCGGTTCAAATTCATTTAGTGCTCTCTTCCCTGGATTTCCTTCCAGGACCTTTATAGCTGTTGGCTTGGGTTTCCTTCCTCTCGTTGCCATGGTCATCACCTCCCTTCAATAATAAAAGAGCCCGAAGGCTCAATCCTCTATTCTTCTATTTCTCAATTTTTGGTTCTATCCCTCTATAGGCTGAGTTGCCTTCAAGGCCTTTAAGAAGAGCTGTTCTAATTTCCTTGTGCTCATCTCCGTTAAGTCCTAACCTTATTAACCACACCCTCAGTGTGTACTTTGGGTTGTCATCCTGTGAAGCTTTGTATGAAGCGTACTTCAGTTGCCTAGCTTGATTTGCTGCAGCCTTTAGGACTTCTCTCAGTGCTTTGACCTTATCCTCGCTGATTCCTTCGACGCTAAACTTAGCATTTGGGACCGCGCCATCAAGTTCAAACCAAAGCCCCTTCAGACGGGGCCTTAAAGGCTCCAGGACCGCTTCAAACTCCTTCAGGTCCGTTATCTTGGCCTCTGCCAACCCATCCGAAACACCGGCCCCAACAGGCTGCCAGTCAAGGCCCAGTGCCAATGCTAGAAGCTTCTGTTTGCTGGCGAGCATGTTTATAAGATTCCTAATCGTTGCTCCGGTGTGGCCTTGTAGACTAATCTCAATTGTTCCCTTCTGAGTTGCTGGGCTCATACCCATAAGCTCTCGCTCTGTGTAGGTTATCTCATCCTCATTAGTGCTGCTATTGAGTATGTGCTCTAAGAGTCTCTCCACCCCGTTCGTATCAAGAACCTCGCCAGTTCTTGTGATCGTGTAAGTTATCTTTCCGTCTGTAATTTCGTAGCTGAAGCTTGGAGCTCCTTTGTACTTTGCCTTTGCTCTCAGCTTCTCCTCAACAGCCTTAATGACTTCTTTCTTGTCCATTCTTAATACCTCCTGTGTTTTCTTAGCAGTACATATATCACTCTAAACACAGGTTATAGCAAGCTATTATTTTGATTATGACTCCATAGTTTTTACTTCTTTAACAAGGTCAGCATATGGTATCTTCACGCCATCTCTCTCCACAAAAACATCCTTGTCAGAACCCACAAAATTGACGTATCTTCTCAATGCCACACTCACGTACTTTTCATCAAGGTCCATTCCAAAACAAATTCTATCAGTCTGCTCACAGGCAATCATAGTTGATCCCGATCCCAAGAACGTGTCCATCACAATTCCATTGACCTGCGATGAGTTTTTTATTGGGTATGCCAATAAACCTATGGGCTTCTCTGTTGGGTGACTCTCATTCTTCTTAGGTTTATCGAAATTCCATACAGTTGTCTCAGACCTACCTGTGTACCATTTGTGGTTTCCAGTCTTCAGCCAACCATAAAGTATTGGTTCATGGATCCAGTTGTAAGGACTTCGCCCAAGGACCAGAGAGTTCTTTTTCCAGATGCAAACTCCACTGAGATGAAAGCCTGCATCAACAAATGCTTTCCTGAAATTGAGTCCCTCGGTATCAGCATGAAATACATAGATTGAAGCTCCAGGAGCCATGTTCGCTGCCATGTTGTTGAATGAATCCAGGATGAAATTATAGAACTCTTCACCCTTCAAATCATCGTTCTTGATTGAAAGCCCTGATCCACCGACATAGGAGACTCCATAAGGCAAGTCTGTAACAACCAGGTTCACTTTCTTTCCATTGGCAAGCTTCTGAACATCTTCTGCCTTTGTTGCATCACCACAAACTAGCCTATGTCTTCCAACAGTCCACACATCACCACGATTGACGAAGCTTGCTTCCTCGAGGGCTTTTGACAGGTCAAAGCCATCATCCTCTTTGACATCTTTGTCGTGGAGCTTAGTAAACAGCTCATCAATTTCTGGTGGATCGAACCCTGTGAACTTCAGGTCGTAATCGAGGCCTTCAAGGTCCTTGAGAAGATCTGCTAGGAGACTCTCATCCCAGAACCCCGATACCTTATTCAGAGCCACATTTAGTGCCTTCTCCTTTGTCTTATCTATGTCGATGACCACGCAATCAATCTCCTCGACTCCGAGAGTCTTAAGAACCGAGATCCTTTGATGGCCACCAATGACTGTCCTGTCTTTATTGACTATCACAGGGTCAACATAACCGAACTCCTTTATGCTGTTCTTGATCTTCTCGAACTCGCTGTCACCAGGCTTCAACTTCTTCCTTGGATTGTAGCTAGCCGGTATCAGATCATCTATTCTTAGTTTCTTAAACTCCATTCTCATCTCTCCAAAATCTAGATTTGATATAACAGTTATGACTGCAGTACTTTCTTTCAGAGCTTCCATAGCTCTCAAATTCAGTACCGCAGTGGCTACAGGTTTTCTTCTTGAATGCTGTCTCCTTAGGTTTCCGGTTCCCTGGGTGAAGTTGCCACCAGCTCCGACGACACACTTCAGAGCAGAACTTACGCCTTCTCCCGGTTGATGACTGAGTAAGTCTTCTATTGCAGTGCCTGCAGATCAGGGATGAATTCTTCTGTTCCTCAAGGTTCAATGCCACAACAACCGAACTGCCACCAATGCCATGCCTCTGGCAGAAGCTTCGCACATTGTTCCGGTTCATTCCCATTGTTGCTGCGATTGCCTTGTATCCGAAGCCATTTACCCTTAGTTCAGTTATCTTTTGTCGTTCTTCATCTGTCATATTCTTCACCTCACCAGAAACAAAAAACGCCTCGGTTGGCTGATTTCTCAGTTCACCTTAGCGTTCAAACTTGTGATTTACTTTGCAGAATTGCTTTTTATGGCATCAACAATGATCATCGTGCATACAACAATAATTGAGCAAAGCATAGATATTGAGATTACTACAAATCCCACATCATATGGACCTGGCCCCATAGCAGAACCAACATACGTAGAAATAAATAAAACAGCCAGAAAAACAATGACCCCTAAAACAGAATAAACAAAATATTTCATTTCAACCTCTTGTTGTGTATGTTTTATGATAATCAACTAAATTACCATAAAACTAGTATACTATATTGAAATATAACATTCCACCTCAGTTTCAGTTTATATCAGTGCTAAATATAGTAAATTCCAAGTAACTATTACGCAAAACCCCAAATTCCAAATAGCTTGTATCCCAATGCTTAAGGTACTTTCCATCACCATTTCGCGATACCCCCCTTATGAAATTTCGCGAAAATTCACGCGTTGGGAACGCGCGTTCGAAACCCCTTGAGCCCCAAGGGTTTTCACCCCCCCTACCCCTCATGTAACGGTTTCAATATTTGTATATAACATGCATATCTTCCACCCGAGTTTTTCTGTTATGACACCTGGTGCATAGTGGTTGCCAGTTGGTCTCATCCCAGAAGAGGATCATATCACCTCGATGCGGTATGATGTGATCAACCACAGTTGCCTTGGTCAGTGACCCAACCTGCATGCACCTTACACACAGAGGGTGTCCTTCAAGGTACTTCTTCTTAGCCTTACGCCACCGGCCATCGTAGCCTTTGTCTGTTGAGCTTAGCACAGTTTCAGCATGCTGCTTGGCATGAACATCACAGTACTTAGTTGCAGTGAGCAGTGGACAGCCTGGCTGCTTACAGGGCTTCATTGGTTTCCTTGGCATACAGCTTCCTCCCTAAAGTTAAAGCCCTGAGATTACTCTCAAGGCTTATTTAAATTCTTTCACAATTACATATTATCACAGTTTGGAGTGTCTTTTAGTGTCCTCTTAGTGTCCAGTTTTGCTTGTTAACTCACAAATGTGACTTCTTCCCCAAAAATAAAGCCCTGAGATTTCTCTCAAGGCTTACTTACATTCTTCCACAACTACATATTATCACAGATTGAGGTGTCTTTTAGTGTCCTCTTAGTGTCCAGTTTTATTCAGCCACTAGTTTTCATTGTCCCGCTTTCAGTCAGAATTCCATTTATAGTATTTGACACACGAATATGCTTCTCCAGCACCTTCTCTGCCTCACTCAATGCTCTATTATGAAGTTTCAATATCCACCGGACATGGTATCCAAGTAACTCTGAGATCTCATCCCATTGTTTGTTCTTAATATACCTGAAGTCGATTATTGTTCTATGTAGTGGATCTTCAATCTCTAGGACGAATAGCTCCATCTCGTTCTTTAGTTCATAAAGCTTGTCGATATCCCTATTTATTTCTTGTTCAAGCATCACCATCTTCACAATGGTATTCTCCATTGGACTTTTCTGTTTACTCGAACTTACCCGATCTTCTCTAAGACTTGATGTTATTCGCATTGTTCTAGCTTTCAACTCTTCTTTCTGACTCAGCTTCATGTTGATCTTCTGGTCCAGAAAGTACGCCTGACTCAAATATTTTTTCACATCCATTCGCATTCCTCCAAGTTTTTCAAGATTTCTCTCACTTCATCCAAACTTGTCACTTTGTAAGCTTTGCCGCCAGCCTCATTAATCTTTTCAAGAGATACTGACTGCAGTTTGGTTAGTCTTCCCTTCTCTGCTTTAACTTCAAAGGCTAAAAAGTTTCCTCTGTAACAACAGATGATGTCAGGGATTCCAGTAGTGCCATACATGCCTCCATGCTCCTTCCAACAGAAGCATTTAGGTTGAGACTTAAGGTATTTAAGGATTTTCGCCACGACCTGTTTTTCTAACATATATTATTAATTATCCTTTATTATTATATATATGTTTCCTCTGTTACCTCATTTTATGTGTACACACACCTCGTATAGGAGCAATTAAATTACACATACGTTTTATCTAATCATACATATATATACTTATGTGTCCGGAAAAACATGGAAACAGAGGAAACAACGGTAACATGCTTTGGTTATTTTTCAGTTTTTACGATGAGTGGAACTGCATTTTCTTCACTCGGATCTAATTGAATCTCAATGACTTTGCACGATTTTCCATTGATTCTTTTTTGATACTGCATCCTGGTGTTCCCTTTCGCATTCTTACGTGTGGTGATATACCCTCTGTCCTTAAAACCTCTGATCGCTTTGCTGTAATCGAACCCTACTTCCTCCAACGCAGCCCTTAAAAATGCTGGGATTATGTAGTAAGTTGAGCCGTTGCAGATGCCATATGTAACTTGCGTATCGTTTGTAAATCTGGCGGTATTGCTCACAAGCCAGCCTTCAACATACTCCCAAGCTCTCTAAGTAGTTCCGTACGTACCGCCATGCTCCTTCCAGCAGAAGCATT